CTTCTTATGGTCTGCTAGTACTATCTTCTTTGGTGGTGGTGGTAAACTAAAAGAAGCGGCAATTAGTGATGCTTTGTTTAACATAAAAGAGAAGACACCTACTTACCAGAACGTTGTTAAGCTAGGTGGTAGGTTAAAAGAGTACTTAGGGATGTTTGATAAAGAGGGTGCGGTTAACTCCTTGAAGAACCTAAAGACTACCCCTCAGGGTATCTCAGGTCTTAATGGGTTGAATGGTACATTACCACAGCCTATGCTTCAGGATAAAGAGCTAATGACTTTCTTAGAAGCCTTAAGTAACTCTAAGGATTCTCACAAGCATATGATACAGCATCTCGATTATATGATGGCAATGGCTGAGTATGACCAAGCTATGAAGGATGGTACATCTTTCCACACTTCTGTTAATGGGGTGGAGATTGACGGTATCTCTAACGGTCTTGCTAGTTTCTTTGTTATGCTAGGTCAGTACGATAAACTGCCTCGTATAGGTGTCACTAGGGCTGAAGGTTCTGAAGAAGTACTTGGTATGTGGAAAGACTTACCAAATGTTTTGACTGTACCAGAGGCATACGCAGGTGATATTAGGGAAACTTTGGCTGAAACTCTTCGTTTAAACATGGGCAACGAGGTATCCTCTCTTGCTATGTTTGACAGAAACACAATGGAAGAGTTTGGTTATAGTGAGCAAGACATACCTAAGCTTCGTAAGATATTAGAGATAGCACTTAAGAAAGAAAACAAAGCAACTTTCCTTAAAGCCCCTATACTTACTTTCCCTTATGGGCAAGAAACTAAAAATCTAATTGGTTCTATCTACGAAACTATTGTAGCAGATCCAGAGTTATACAAAGAAATTGAATCTTTCTTTGGTAATTTACCTACGGGTGCTAGGTTCTTAGATATGATTAGGATGCAGGCTCTTAGGTCTACTTTAGGTTATGATGTAATGTTATTCTCTAATCTAGCAAAAGCTGCTGTTGACTTTTCAAGTATCTATAACAGGTACATGTCTGTGACAAACCCAGCAGGCGGTGAGTCTATGTTTGTAGGTAAAGAAACAAAACGTACAGAACGTACAGTTGACCTTAAAGCTACATCCAGAAGAGACAAGAAGACAGGTAGAGCAAAACCTTTGATAGCTGCTATGGAAAGACAAAAAGCTAAAGCTGAAGCTGCAGGTGATCTTGAGTCAGCTACTAAGTACTCTCAACTTATCAAGGAAACTAAGTCCCCTAGACCCATGGAGATTGCTAAGAAGAAATCATTCCTTAGCCCTTTGACTGCACGTAGAGGTATTAGTGGGGGTGTTGCTCATGGTTCTGTATTACCTAACATTGCTCAAGGACTTGACGGTGCTACGGTAATTAAGACTTTTAGTGGCCCTGCTTGGAATGCTCTAAGTAAAACAGCTGACGGTGAACCTTGGGTTCTTCCTGTATATGATGCTTTCATTACAGATCTTAGATCAATGGGTAAGATGACAAGCATTATAAACTCTCAGTGGTTTAACATGACATCTGAAACTACTATCATTGATGAAATGGTACAAGGGTTGGATAGGAATGTTAAGCAAGGGAGGAAGATATTTAGTAAGCTAGCGCAGGAAGGTGGTGTGATTGATGAGGCAGAGCATGGAGCTCTTGCAGATCATGTAGTAAACATGCTGACTTATGCTAAACTTTCAGAGGAAGAAAGAGGTGAAGCCCAGTCTCTTATTCAGGCGTTAACTGGTGAGTATGTTAGCGGTGGTGTTCAAACAAAACAATCAAGGAACTATCAGAATCTTTATAGTGCCCAGTTGTTTTTAGAGCAGACTGTCTTTTTCAATACACAAAGAGATATTACTAGATTAGCTCAGAAGTCTAAAGAAGGCAGAGCAAAGATAAGAAGTAAAGTTAAAGCTGACAAAGAAGGTTATGGACATGAAGTCCTGCAGTATGCTATGGATGACATAGGCCTTGATAAGTCTGCAATGGCATTATTAGATACATAATAAAAAAAAAGAGGAGCCCGTTAAGGCCCCTCAGGAATCATGGAAGATTCATTGGACCCCTTAATTGGGGTCCTTTTTTTTTAATAACCTTTCTTCTCAAGGTTTGGTAAAGCTTCTGCAACGTTCGCTTTAGCGTACGCAATCATCTTATCTGTAAGAGCCCTAGCTTCCTCGGGGCTTTTACCGTCTGCAAGATAGAATGCATAGTTCTCTGTTGCAATGCTTTGTATAATTGCATCATTGATCGCAGGTGTATAGGCTACACTAGGATCTAACTCTAACTCTGATACATAATCCATATCATCTACACCTTCATGGCGCATGATGTTATAGGATTTATTTTTCTTTTCTTCACTCATAATTATTCATCCTTAACGAATATGCCATCAACCATTCGTCCAGTTCGTTTACTGATAACCTCATAAGCTTGATCGAGGCACTCGTATAAATTAGTATTCCACAGGCGTGTCTGCATGATAAGAGTAACAAGTATGTCACCAATGGCATCTACCGCCTCCTCTCTGTTGTTACTGGCAATAGCATCGGCTAGCTCCTTAACTTCCTCTTCGGTCTTTACTAACTGCTTAGACCGTATGAATGTATCTGGAGCATTGGTTGTAAGTATCCCTCGGCTATAGCCCCAGTCAACTACCTTATTCTCCAGCTCTTCCATTATCTCGTACTTACTCATCATTATCTCCTATAGACCCTAAGCTTACCATTGTTGCGATTAAATTAAGAGAGCCGATCATAGCAACATTGGATATCCTACCACTGTACTTTTCAAGTACTTCCCCAATATCACCTACCAAAGCCTCCTCTACTGCTAGGTGTGCATCCGTTAGGATAGGTTCATCTGTGTTGTGAACTCCCGGCATCTTTACTACTTTATCATCACTCATTTTATATCCTTTATGTTAGCTAAAGAAGTAGTCAGAACTAATGACTTCCTCTATCTTAAGATCACCCAGCTCTGGTTGCTTAACTGAGTAACCCTTACGGTCTTCTAGGATTAAAGATTCTATCTTATCAAAGAAGTTTTCTACATTGTACATCATAGCAAACTGCCACTTAGTATGCTCTAGTAGTTTGTCTACATCACAAGCATGGGTTGAGAACGAATCATGTACTGCCCCAAAGCTCCCAGGGAATGATTCGATAACCTTAGCCATATGTGATGCATCCATAGAGTGTACAAAGTTAGGCGAACAGCCTGATGCAAACGACCTTCGGCAGGGTATAGCATTACCTTCTTTATTTATTACAGGTATCTTTATGCTATGACCTATCTGCCCTAGGCCACCTATGGTACTGCGTAGTGTCAAGTTCTTTTGTTTCCATACTTCGTATAGCACAGGGAAACCTGACGGTGTAGTCCACTGAAGGCATGTCTCTCCACTTTCAAGAACATAGTCTGTTATTTTCTGGAGAAACTTCATGGTCTTTAGGGGACCTACACAGGTATCATTAATGGCTAGTATAAGGTTCTTTGCCAGAACATCACAGTCTTCCTTTGTGATCTTATACTTCCTATGATAACCCTCTGTCTTACAATCGTAAAACATATTCTCTGCAATCTTTCTTTGACCTGCAGAGTACGCCCTTGTCATTGAGCCACGTTTAGCTATGCCCTTTCTGATAGCTTTCATAGGCATATTTCTTTGCTCAAACCACTCAGGCATTCTATCAATCAAACGTTTCGCAACCTTTACATAGAAGTCTTTTTGTATACTCTGAGGAACAATTGAGACTAACTTACCAGCCTGACTGTCCTTAGACATCGCAGCCAGATGCTGCCAGCCATTGTTACTTCCATCTACAGGTATAGGTAGTCTCGAATGATAGACTCCCTCGGACTCTACGTAGCCTTTGAGATCAAGACAACATGCCAGTAGGGACACTGGCTTTTCTGCTTCCATCCTGAACTTCATCTCTTTTGCATCCTGTATCAGTTCTTTCTGATTGTGGATTGTCCATTGGGCCCTGTCTTCTAACGTCATTTTGTCTACTGAAATAGTATCCAAGCCTTCTTCGGCTAAGTGCTGCCTGTAGTCTTCGGTTAACCATGTTAACTTCTCTAGCTCCTTTATTGTATAGGATTGATTGTAGGAACAAGCAGTATGTACGCACAGCCAAAAGAACCCTCGGTCATCCATAGCTTTGGTGTCGTTAAACTCAAACAAACCCTTGGCTAGATCAGATCCTTGGAAGTTCAGGAATGGTTCTGTGTAGTACACTCTACCTCTGTAGTCACACTCTACCGCTTGATAGAATGTATTGTCACTTATTGCTCTTGCTTTGTTGAGGATAAACTTCATCTCAATTCGTTTTGACCTAGCTTTGTCACTCTTATCTTTCATATCTATAAACTTAGTGACGTTATCCCTAAGAGCCTTAACAAGATCCACGTTAAGGCGCCAAGCAGTCCCTTGTAGCTTATCTAAGGCTTTGACAAAGGGTTGGTCAAGGCACTGGCTAAAGTCCCTCTCAGAGGTCATACGTTTGATATACGGCCTCTTAGTCACTGGGTTTCTTAGCCCAGTTATCTTCGGGAATCTTCGGAAGCTAGTACCAGTTAAGGTAGCCTTCTCGAAATCCTCAGGGATATCCCCAAGTAACTCCCAGTTCTCTGTTAAAAATATAACATATGGCGCACGATATCCTTCGTACTCTCGTTCAATCTCTATGAACTTAAGCTTAAGGAATGCTTCAATAAACAGATCACCTACTGCGAATAACTCTGTGTAAGAACTATTCTTGATACCCATTCGGGATAGTACTGCTAACCCTATGGCCGTAGATGTAGCTGTTAGTTTGAAACTCTTACTGCTGTTGCGAGACCTTAGGAAGGTACTCTGAGCTGCTTGCACTGCACATATAGTCAGCTCTTCATACTTTAAACCATAGTCCATATGCCGGTTCAAGAGTTCGATGCCCGAGTGATTCCTACCCCGGGCACCTTCTCTGTTACTTCTTATATACTCTGCTACTGCATGTATAGCTCCAGCCAATTTACACTCCTGCTTTGTAATCTAAGAAATCTACCTGACCTTTCAAACGTTTCGTCCGTTGATCATAATATGCTGAACCACAATCACCAGTAAGCCCTGTGAATCTAGACTTCAGGACCCTTAGGTGTATCGTGTTTCTCTCGTCTTCATTCTGTGCTATCAAGTTACGTGCAAATGTAACAATATCAAAACTAATCTGTTTGATTGAGCCAGAACCTTTGATGTCATCTATGGAAGCTAGGTGTCCCTCTTCGAAGGACTTACCTTGAGACTTACGTAGGTGGGATATGATACCCAACCAAACATCGTGCTTCTTTACAACCTTAAGTAAGTCAGACATTACAGCGTCGATAGCCTCGTTACCACTTTTACCATCAGTACCTTCTGATACTGCAATAGTAATATGGTCAAGGACTAAGTACTTGCAACCTAATAAACACAAGTTCTCTATTTGGTCTATAAGAGAAGAATCAGATACAGCACCGTTGTGATCAAGCAAGATGAGACGATTATCTCCAAATATGCCATCAAATGCATTTCTCTCCTGTTCTTCTGTTGCGTCTTCTGGTACAAACATTTGAATAAACTTCTGGGCAGAGTCACCAATTGATTCTTCTAGTGACACCATACCAATGTTATCCTCAGTCTCTTCCTTCAACTGTAAAATAATTTCTTTAATCATAGTAGACTTGCCTGACCCAGTACCAGAGGTGAACAATGTTATCTCACCATGTCGCATACCCTCTAGCTTATCATTCAAACCTTTGAGGCACGAAGGGTATGGTACAGATTGTACTGTCTTGCGCTTGACATACTCTTCCCAGATAGCTTCACCACGTACCACAGCGGCAGGGGTGTAGGGTTGAGCAGACCAGAACGCACTAATCAGGGCTTGGTGCCCATGTTTAATTAAAGTCTCACATGGATCATTTTCAGGTAGGGATGCTACCTTTACTTTATCCCAACCAATAATCTTTGCAGCATTCTCAATAGCCTTCTCGCCAGCTTCATCCTGATCAAACATAAGGATAACTGTATCAAAGGACCGCACCCACTCACGATTACTAATGAGGGGATTTAAGTTGCTAGATGATGGTAAGGATACTACGGGGTAGATCTTCCCCCCGTGGGATAGGTTTGCTTGTGCAACTGCCATTGCGTCTAACTCGCCCTCAGTGATAACCAAAGAGCGACCACCTTGTGTAAAGGATGATTGACCAAACAGTTCAATATCAGAGAAGTCACCCTTGACCCTAAAGTCCTTAGGTAACTGACGTATCTTATAAGCTACAACTTTGTTCTTCTTAGTGTACGGGTAGTAGTGAGCTTCTATCGTACCGTCTTGATTGTACGCTACTCGCATACCATAGTGTGCCGCGACTTGCTTTGTGATACCACGCTCTTGTACGCCACGAGTATCGTATGCATCTATCGCTTCTAAACTTTCAGTTTGCTTTGGTTGATATGATTCCTGCATTGTATTTTCTCTTTCATTTTCAAAGGTTACTTTATGACATACGAAACATTTACCTACTCCATTAGAGTACATACCCACTCCGTCTGACGAGCCACAATGTTTACATGGCATATGCTTTACAAATCTATCTTTCTTCATTAAGACCACCGTTCTTCTTTAAGGTTCTTTATCGCTCTTCTCTTTTCCTGCGATTCCTTCTTCCTCTGAATCCGTGAGGCCTTCTTTGTCTTTCCACTCTTCTCGTATTCTATCGGAGATTGTGGACAGTCTTTCTTTTGTTTCATGGTTAACTTCTTCCTTAGGTATGAACTTAATTGCACCTATCTGTCTGTTGAGGAATACAGGTGTACCATCGGGATACTTCTCAGTAAGAACATCAAGCTCCCATTGTACCTTAACTTCCCCTGCAGACAACCCACCCCTAGTTTCAAATAACTGTAGCATCTCAAACTCAAAGTAATCCTTACCGAAGTCTTCTATAAGCTTGTTGATATGCTTAGAAGAACTACTGTATGTCTTCCAGTTAGACACTACTCTATCCTTACCCTTGCGATACTGATGGAATTGTTTACGCCCAATGTATCGTTTAGGTTCTTCAGGGTGTGTGCAAGTTATTAAATAAATAAATCCAAAGTATTCATCAGGGTCAAAGGGAGGACCGTAGTACTCCCAATGCCCTAAGTCTTGTTCACTCATCTTAGCGTACTCCCTTCAAAGACTTCATCAAGTTTCAAAGGTTCAAAGCCATCGAAGGATCTACGCATATAGATTAAGTTGAAGCATAAGTCCAGCTTCTCTTTCCATTCTCTAGGGTGTTTCTCTCTCCATGTGGATCTAACTACATCCATCATATCTGATTGATCTACACCATCTAGTATTTTCTCAGCAGTCTTGGGGCCTATACCTTTCAAGCCTTGAATATTATCTGAAGAGTCACCAGTCAGTAGTTGCTTGCAGAGTAGATAGTGACCTGTCTCTTCATCAATGTGGTATAAGTTCTGCTTATTAAAGTTCCAATGCCATCCGGGAATCATGTCGATATCTTTATCAACGTGTGCGATTACCCATGAGTCTCCAGCTTCGGTAGCTTCAGTAGCCCAGATAGATACTAAGTCATCTGCCTCACAACCATCTGAGGGTACACAGTCAGTTGCCCAACAGTACTCATATAGGTTGTTAAGAATATCCTTAACCTTAGGGTCCATCTCGTACTTGTTACGATTAGCTTTGTAATCATTAGTGATATCATGCCTAAAGTTACCCTTGCCTTTTACAGCAACGTAACCCCTAGAACTATTAGTGTCTCGCATTACAGCTTTCAGGGCCAAGTCAAATGTACTTTGAGCCTGAGAGTCTGAGTTAGTTGTAGCTGCGATACGATATAACATTGAGTCTGCATCAATAAAACATTTGTCAAACTCTGGTTCTTCTTTGTACTCAGTATTAGTGAACGTCAGCATAGCTGTCTCCAATTTGTCCATCACCATCCATACACATTACACCTACAGATTTAGGTGCTTCTTTAAATGCCTCAACACAGATATCTTTTACAGCCTCTGCGTCAGACTCCTTTGCTACAAACACTACCTCATCATGGTAGAACAGCGTGGGGTAAGCCTCAAGCCCTTGCTCTTTTATCTTATTGTAAGCATATACTAATGCTGCTTTACAAGTGATACCTTCAAGAGTCTGGAGTAAGTAGTTCAAAGTCTGATGCTCTGACCCTACCATTACTCGTCTACCATCAGCACCAATGATAAAGCCTTGTCCAGTTCTCATTTGTGAGTGTCTGAACTCATCCTCTAAGCTATCTTTCAGAACCTTAAGTCCCGGAAGTGTAGCCTTGAATGTTTCATCAGCTTGCTTACCAATCTTGGCAGACTTCTTACCTGATACTGCTTCACCTAGTTTAGCATGTCCTGCACCAAACAGATAGGCATAGATGAAAGTCTTTGCTTGTGGTCGTGAGATCCCTAGGGTATCAGCATTACGTTGGTGTACATCACCGTTGATTACCTCATCGGTAAACTTATCATCATTGATATAGTGGCACAACCCACGGAACTGATTACCTGCAGAGTCAGCACCAACAACCTTCATGCCTTTCTCACAAGTCAGTAGACTTCGTAGTTCCTTCCCGTATGGGGCATAGACCCCTGGGATATTGACGATAACTCTGTGTCTACAGCGAAACGATGGAGTACCAATTGTAAACATAGAACCATGCAACCTACCATCATTATACTTTTCTTCATCTCTAACCTCTTCGATCCAGCCCTCTACAGTGGCTAGTCTGTTACGTAACATGTAGTAATCACTGATGTATTCACCTAGTTTCCCAAGGGGCTTTAGTGAAGAGTCAGTTAGTTTAGGACTCTGTTTAATCCAAGTACCGTTAATTTTCTTAACAGTCCAGTCGTCTGGCTTCCATCCTCTATCTAACAAGAACTTCTTAACCTCTGCCATCTGACCTAGTTCTACTGGCTTAAACTCTACCCTAGTATATGGGCCAGAGATGTTACCATCAGAAGCTTTGATGTCTTCATCTATCTCGAACCAATCTATTACACGCTTGTAGTAGGTACCGTCTTTCTTAACCAGTTGGTCTACCTCTTTGTTACCACGCATAACTGCAACCATACCTAGCTGAGGGTTTAACTCGTCTTCGATATGCTCCATCTTGTCTAAGATTTCTTCATACAAAGCTTCAGCTCTGTCCATATCAAACACCCAACCCTTCTGGGTAATCTCTGCATTAACCTTAGCAAAGTCATGCTCAAGCTCAAGAGCCTGCATAAACTTAGGGTTACTTTTGATTAGCACAGATGCTTCTTTAGATACTCTATTGTACACCTTCAGGTTAAGCTCTACGTCACGTATACAATACTCAAGCATCTCTTTACTGTAACAGCTCCAATCCTCATGGTCTCCCTTGGGGTATTCAAAGAACCCGCCCCAGCCCTTAAGCCCATGCAAGTGGCCCCTTTGGTACTTACATAGTTGAGACATAATAAAGGTATCCCAAACCCTAGTACCCTCGGAGGGCTCCCAGCCTAGTAGCTTCTTCATCACAGGCAAGTCAAACGATATGATGTTATGGCCTGCAATAATCTTAGCGTTAGACAGTCTATCCAAACCCTCTGCCATAGATGGTAGGTCACTGTCATAGTCTGAGTAGGAATATACCTCTTCTGTTGTGCAGTCTTGCATGACTAGCATCCAGATCTTATCAGGGAATAAACCATTTGTTTCTACATCGAATACATATTTGCTCATAATATTTCCTTTACGAGTAGTTTAACGACTCTATACTCAGGTCTATTAATAATATTAGAACGTTACTTCACACGCTCCACCAGCACAAGCCGCCTCACCACTGAGGTCAGTCTTGTCTTCTACTTCCTTCACTTGAGTTAGATCAATGTTTTGTAGGGCAGACTCCATAATCCTATAGCGTTCCTCTGAGATATCCTCAAAGGGTGCTTGAACATATGTGCCACCATCATAAGGTAGTACAGCAATACCATTGAAAGTGTAGCGGTTCTTCCACATCCACTCACCTGCTAGCTCCCACTCATCTTCTTTGATAGAGATGGTGCAGGATACATTGTGAGAGTTTTGACCCTCGATGTGCCCCGGTGCTACCCATTCTACATTATACTTACGAACTCTGTCAAGTAATTCAACAGGGCTTTCTGTTCTAAGTATAGATCCCTTTGGTGCTTCTTGTGGTATTTCAATTACAGCTTGCTCCGTAGGGTTGAAGTACTCGTCTTCCACCAGCTCCGGATGGTTCTCAGCGAAGTACTGATATAGGGCTTCATTCTTTCCAACCCTCTGACGACGAATGTAGTAATCATTATGCCAAGCATGAATACCACTACTACTACCGAGTACACAAGAACTAGTGCCACTAGGCTTAACCGTAGTGCATCGTGCAGCTGAGTTGATTCCCAGTTGCTTAGCCACCCTTTTGTTTTCTTCGACAACTTCTCTTGCAGCTTCTTCCAAGTCATAGTTAAGTACCTTTCCTGATCCAATCCCTGTTTGTCCTACACCAATCAGTGCATCACGTTCACAGGTTTCCTGCCACTCAGGTCGTAAGTAGTGGAAGTCTGTGTACCCTGCTTGAAGTGTGCCGATTAAAGCTGCAGCCCTTGCTCTTTCGTTAAGGTCCTCTTGGGATACAACATTAGAAGCGTTAAGTTCTGTAAGGTTACACATCTGATAAGGACGTAAGCCAATCTCACAGCAAGGGTTAGTACCCCAGTCTTTATCATTAGTAAAGTATATACCCGGCTCACCAGAACCTGATAGCTCTACACGTTCCCATAGCTTTTCGAAAACATCTTTGGTAATACGATGGCGTACCATTACTGCAGAGTTATTAGACCTTGCACGTTGCGGGTTGTTCTCCCACCATGATCCAGCCTTACATGCTAACATCTCTGCGTCATCCATTGAGAACAACGAGATCATAGCAGCTCTTCGGATACCACCAGTTAGTACAGCATCAGCAATGAAGCACATCATGTCATGTACCTCAAGGGTAGTAAGCTGTCGCCCTATAGCCTGATCAAAGATAGATCGTAAGTTATGAATACAATCTTTCAAAGGCTGTGGGCCGGGAGCCTTACCACCTGTAGTGATTAGCATAGCACCCTTGGGTCGTATGTCACGGTAGTCAAACTCTACATCCATTGTATTGTAGAAGTATGATTCACATAGAACCTTAACTGCATCTGCCCAACCTTCGATGTTATCAGATACTAGGAACCTACGCTTACGTTTCTTAGGACCTGCTACTTCAGGTAGCTTACGGGTGTGGTGTCGTTGCACTGAGTAACCTACACCGGTACCGCCTAACAATAAGAACATAGTTTCTGCAAAAGCTTCTACGCTTTCAACAGGTAAGTATGCACAGTTGTAGATACGGTTAGGTGCTAGTTCAATAGGTGCTCCACCAAACTGAAGGGCCCTCATAGAGGGTAGAACTTTCTTATCGTATACAAACTGATAAGCAGCTTCAATCTCTTCTGCAAACTTAGGGTACTTACGTTGGTGCATCTCTTTGTTGCGGGTAACTAATTCGTCCCAAGTTTCTCTACGCTCTAACTCTGGGATATATTTTGCATACTTGCTGAAGACTGTTATATCGGATAAGATTTGATTTGATGTGTTCATTCTCTGCCCTTCTTTAAATAAGTTCTGATTCTATCTAGTGCACCGAAGTCATCCTTCAGCCCACCTAACGTCCTGTTGCATGAGTGGCATATCCACCCTCTAAATTTACTGGTTAAGTGATCATGGTCTAGTGCCCATGGTGATTTGTTTACACCCCCACAACCTGCAGCTTCTTCAGCATTCCTTAGGCATATGGGACATTGGTAATCATCAGGTGGCGGCTCTACCTCTTTACGTAACTGATCACGTACTTTTTGTACAGACCATATGCATAGCCTGCATGTAGTCTTACGGTACCCCCTACCACTTTCCATAGGGAACTCTTCTTCTGGTTTCTTTACTCTACACTTATTACAAGTCTTTAAACCCATTGGTTAATCTCCAGCGATTACAACTCCATCTTCTTTAGAAATAAAATTAATGTAGCCTTCAGGTTCTCTGCTCATATACTCTGACTCTTCCTCGCTAAGTAATTCAACAGCCTGTCCTACAAGATTCGAGTACCACTTCTTACTATCATTACAACTTTTTATATACACTAACATATAAGTGCCTCCCAGCTTTCAGGGTACAATGGTTCAATAATATCCCCAACCAACCTAGCTAGTAGCTGTATCTCTACCTGAGAGTTTTCCGCAATACGTTGTTTGTACATACGGGCCCAAGCAGCTAGAGATCCAGTAACATAATAGCTTGTTATCATAGACTGAGGCAGCACCATTCTTGCTTGCTCAGGTGCTACCCCTTTCTTTAACATTGTCTTGTATAGGGCGAGACAATCATGCAAAACATAACGATACTCTCTGTTAAGAGTAAGTTGATCTGAGTGAGGCCCATCAGAACCTTGTTTGATACTACTGTTAGGACGGTTTCTCCATACAGGCGTATAGAATTTAGGCAAATCATCTACATACCTCCTACTAACTTCATTATAGGTAAAGCCTATCATATGTTTAAACCTTTGCCTTGCTACAAAGATAGGTACTTCTTCCCTTATAGTTATTTGAGGGTGACTAAAGGGAGTCCAATGATTGTGCTTCGCAAGATACTTAATTAACTTAACATCTTTATCTGGCAATTCATTTCCATCAAAGAAACTCTCTTTATCAAAACTAACTCTAGCTGAATTAACAACAGTTAGGTCTGAACCCATGTGGTCTACATACTCTGCTTTCATTTAAGTCCTCTTTTCTTTTTCCTTATTAAGGCCGGAGGCCTTGGAATCTTTCTTAGTCTTTGACTTAGACCCAAAGATATTATCCCAAGCCTCATCGAACTTATTCCTATCAGGTATAGGTCTCGGTCTTGATCCTTTACCAGACATATCTAGTCCTCCAAAAGTTGTTCAACTAGTACAGCATAGCCTGCAATATCATGCCAGCTATCTGCGTATGTCGGGTCTCCATTAAGGATACGTGCTACCTTATGCTGTATCATTTCAAGAGATTCTCTTTGGTGTGGTTGTAGGTCATGCCATCCGGGGGTTACACGCATAACATATTTCAAATCTTGACTTAGTTTACTTTGAGTTTCAAAAGAACCGTAACGGTTTCCACGGGTCTCTAATGTTTCTTCTGTTTTAGTGGCTTGCATGTTTACTCGACTCCTCTAGTGACTGTATGCAATCTAGAACATAAGCAGATAGTTGAAATGCTTTGCTTTCTTCATCTACTAACTCTAAAGAGTCAGACTCAAAGCTTACTGAAACTGAATCATTCTCTTCTGTATCTTTTAAACGTATTGTATAGCTTGCCATATTAGTTACCTCCAGCGGTAATGAATCCTTTTATAGCGGCATCAGTATGATTAGCACCCCTCAGTACATCTCTTATAGTACCGGGAGCATCCTCTTTAATTAAGAGGGGTATTGATTTAATATTATATTGCATAGCAAACTCTTTACCTCTGTCAGTCCCTATGTCCATTAAGATTATGTCATCATAAAGTCCAAGTTTTTGTAGCCTATCTTTCATTTGGGTACATCCGGGGCATCCGGGGCCAGTTACTAATACTAGTCTATCCCTCTTCATGCTCTATCTCCATGTAGATATTACCCCAAGTTATTGTGAGTAATGGTAATAAAATAACTACCCCTTGGAAAGGGAATGCTTCTAAGGTACCATCTTCTGTATAGCCCCATACTGGCCTGCTATCACAGAACTCAATGTCGATACCTGTACCATTACGATACTCTGCTGTTAACAATTTTCCTAAAAACTTAATGCTCATTTGCGTGTGTCCTCACAGTTGTCGGTGCCCGAAAGCCCGTGTCGGTTGTCGGTGCCTGAAAAAAAATGCAAGTGTAGGTGTCGGTGTTGCAATAAAAAGAGGGGCATCAAAGCCCCTTCTAAAAAGTGAGGGTTTTATTATTTAAGGACGGATAACCCACAACCATGTCCTCGGGTAACACCTTTACCGTCACGGACATGACCTTATTAAAGGTAGTGTGCAATCATGTTTCCATGTACCCTGTTGCAATACTCCGAATCCATTTCTTATCCACCACTTAATCTATCTATCTCAGCTTGTAACTCTTCATCAGTTAGATCAGTATAGTCAAAGTTAGTATTAACATTCTCTGATCTTTGTAACTTAGGTTGTTCATACTCAGCTACAATTGATGCTAGTCTAGATGCTTCAACCATATCGTCTTCCGATATAGACTTTAGCATGGCTAGCTTCATAACCGTAAGACCCTTAGGTATAGAATCCATCAGGCTATCTGATAAGTTGTTTACTAGATTAAGAACATCTTTCATTTGTTCTTTCATTTGCTCATTTTTAATCCTAGCTTCAGTAGCTTTCTGACTCATCATTGCCATATGCTCTTTGTCGTGCCTTGGCTTTAGATTAGCTAATGAATTAGGGTGTATCTTTTTCTTACCTTCCTTCACATCATCTTGAGTGAAGATCTTTTCTTGAGTTGACATTATATCCTCCATTCTAGGGCTCCCTCTATAAGGTACTATAAACCCTAGACTAACATATAAGCCTTCTCTATTGCGTTCTAAGCGAGTTAAAAGAAACCCTACCTAACCTATTAAAGATCAGATAGGGCCTCTTAGGTTGTAAACTATGCGGTCCTATGGCTTTTGATCATACATACTAAGCCATAATAAGAACAACATAAAACATGCAAAAAGAATAATAGTGAATCCCTTACTCTTTATTCCCACTTAGGAAGTTAGTTCACGTTATTAGAACGATAAACTATTAGCATGTTAGAACTCAGAGGAATCAACCGCTGAATCGTCTACGTCAAAGTCAACTGAACCAGTGTACTCAATTAGATCAGTGATCTGAATTGCAGTAAGGATGGTTGAGATACCTTGACGACCAGCAACATCGTACTCTCTACGGTAAACTTTTACGTTACCCTTAGAGCCATTGCCGATCTTAATCTTAGGATCAATTGGTTGCTTCTTCCCATCGACTAAACCAACTGGATCATTTGCATCACCATCTTTCCGTACAGCTTTACGCTTTAGGTTGATAGCAACACGACTTGGATCATCCTTTACTGGACGTACACTGCCGTAACCTTCCAATTCTTCTGCACGATCTGAAGGCACAACGATTTGACACTCCCATTGCAGGGTTCCGAATGGATCTGTGGGGTTATCAGGGTCAACTTTAACGTAGTTGAGTGTAACATCACGGATGATTGAAGTTCCAAGAACTGCTGACATAAATATATACCTTTAAATAATTAATTAAATATTTGTTTCTCTATGATTTATACTGCTCTATGCTGTTATCAAGTCATGGTGTCCTCCAGTTGGTCAGTTATTTCCCAAGCAAAGTTATCCAATACCCAATGCTCAACGCAGTCAAGCACATTAACATCTCTGTGCTCTGACTTTGCTAGCTTGTAGTATGGTTCCCATTCATCAATGAGTATGCCAAGATCCGAAATAACCGTTATGTTGCTCCGTATTTCACCGTTAACATACTCAGGTACTGCATAAGCGTACATTCTCATAGAAGATCCTTTAGTTTTACCACCTCACGATCAGACCAATCTCCAGATTCAATCCTAGGATAATCATTGTATCCACCATCACGCAAGGTATAGGTCATTGCATTACCATAGGGAGTACTGATTACCTCCCTGTCGTAAAAGTTACTCTCACCTATACCACGGTATCCCTCCAGTCTATCGAGGCGAGAGAGGGTATCTGAGTCCACCTCGTAGACTTCTACTTTAATACTAGTAGATCCACCAGTGATACCCGGAAACCCTCCAAGTGAGAACATTTCAAACTTAGGTAACGTAAAACCTTCACCAAGAAACTTAGAGTTAGATAGCAAGACATTGTTGCCGTTACCTTTCCTAAGTGTACCATATACTGCTACTTTATACAACTCATTTGAACCATTCATAATTAACTCCGAAACACTAGTGTAGTTGGTATCTCGACTTCAAGGTGGAATGCTAGCTCCATATCAAGACCAGGTATTACTTTAATCTTACACTTGGTTCCGTCTGCAGATACATGAAACAATTCATAAACAAGGGATTGATTTACATCTTGATTATAGTAATGAGCTAAAGCATTGAGACCTTGGATGCTAGAGAACGTATTACTTTCGTCTGAAGCTAAGTCCATAAGTGTATCAATTACAACACTATTTATATAAATGTCTCTACTACCTACTGGCTGAGGGTTATAAAGCAATGACCATCCTCTAACATGTTCAATCATTTCCTCACTAGCTGAACTAATAAAATCCCTTCCTTTAATTTCAAGCAATCTTTCAACTCTATTAGTTACTAAGGATCTTTCTTCATTACTTAGAATTGATTGTAGAGTTTCAGGTATGCTATCATTCCATACAGTTACTGGACTAGAATCCATTAAAGACTTTAACGCATGGTAGTATCTATCTCTACTAGTTTCACTATGTAATCCACAAGCAGTATTAACTTCAATAACTGTAGCAAGCTGGCGTCTTTCATTCCATATTACATCAACAGCACCAAAGTCTAAACCTAAAGCTTTTACAGCATTAACAGCATTAGATAACACTGATGGATCTGGATCAAGGTTTTGAATAGCAAATATAAAACCATTGTTTCTATTTCTAATTTGGTAATTAGCTACACCATTCATAGAAGAATCAACAGCTTTACGTTGAACAAAGATAGCTTCACCGTTGCACACATGAACACGATACTCATCACGCTTCTTCATGTACTTAGTATACAAAGGTGCTTTTGGTATAGCTTGATCAGCCCTACTATCTTCACAGTAAGGTATCAACTCAAGACCATTACCTGAATGACTTTGAACAGTATGTCTAACTACTACATCAAAGCCATCGTTGAACCATTGCCTTGCAGTACGAACACTCGTAGTCCAGTCAGGTATATTAACTTTAACCGAAGCACGTTCGTTATGATCTTCAATTGCTTGGAAGAACTTAGTCTTATGAGAAGCTAACTTGACATTCTCAGGTTTGTTAAAGACTTTAGCACTCGGTAGGTGAGACAGATCAACAGTTGAATTACCCCAATTGATTAAGGTAAGGTCATCTCTGTCTCTTACATTTGAGTTTTCTAGTCTCATTCGTTTACAGTTAAACATATCCGCTACAACTTTAGCAGATTCACTTGCACTACTATAAGGTACTACTAATACTTTACTCATCTAGAACATCCTTTGGGTTTCTGAGGCTAATAAAACGGAATCTTTCTTTAACAGTTTGTCAACAACTTCTTTACGGTGCTCATTATTAACATCTGTTTCTATGACTTCGGACAGCCAAGGTTCTGATACAATCAGAGTAGGCTCACCGTTTTCATATATTAAAGTTTGAACAAGGGCAGTGTAGTAACCAGCAAGAGAATCCATAGGCTGATTGTAACACTTGATATTAACTACAGGTTTAACGTCAGTAGTTGTACCTGTCATTGTACCAACTTTATTACTAGGTTTTGCATCTGGTAAACCATGGGAGTAAAACTCAATCTCTTCATGGCTCTTAAGATTATAGTCATGCAACTTTTTATGACCAACCTTGGTAGTTGTAGCAACTCCCTTACCCTTAGGTATAGGTGCAGATTTATAATCATAAGTATTCCAGTTGTTGTACCCGTAGTTAGCTTGGTACTTTGGCTTTGGCTTTGGTGCTAGCTTTACCTTAGTTTGTTTCATCTTAGAGGTAGCGCCCTTCAAATCAAAGGATACCATTTGACCTACAGGTAACTCATGCAGTTCATACTTTACACCATTACGTTGAAGAACTAGGTGTAGCATGTGCTCTTCGGAAGCGTAATAGTATATATCCTTATCCTTTTGCTTTGCAATAAACATAGGTCGTTCATCATTACGAACTATATAATACTTCATTTCGTAATCATTGTACCATGTCAGAGCAAATGCACCGATGAGTTTACTAATAACATCTTTAGGATTATCAGCAAGACCCATAGCATATGCAATATTCTCACTGTCAACAACAAAGTCTTTATGATCAGGTAGTGTTGTCTGATCTGCAAGAGTACCGTTGTGACATAACGTTACGTTACCGTAAGTAAACGGGTGAGCGTTCGCATCATTGACTGCACCTTGAGTAGCATATCTGTTATGACCCATCAAGAAGTCAGACTTCAAGTCAGATATCATATCACTCGTAGTTGTCAGTTGAAGAAAGTCAGTAGCATTTAAAGCTCGTTTGTATGTAGTCACGACATTGTTATGATCGTTACGTGCAATACCTGTACTATGAGAACCACGTAATGCATCCACATACAGTAACTGTTTAAATACTTTGTTGCTTACATAGGTAATATCTTTACCCACAACACCTACTAATCCACACATAAATTATCCTTAAGTTTTTCCAATTGGGTTTGACCTTGGTAGTTTTCATATATCTCAGAGTGGGCTTCTCTGAAACGTGTAGTGAATAACAAGTCCTCGCCAATGCACACACCATCGTATATCTTTTTGCGTACACGGTTAGCACTCTTTATATTCTTTACAATAAGCTTATCACTAAAGACATGCCTAAGCATTGCGATGTGCCCATCAGTACTTAGTATCTTTGGTAGATCATGTAAAGATTTAGAAGGATCTAATACAAACATCTTTAGAGATAACAAATGATTAATCCAGTTTATTATCTCACGCTTATCACCACTACCCTTATGACCACGGAACTCAAGAGAACCAAAGGATCTTAGGGATAGAAGATTAAGAGCAGCATATTTACTAAAGTGTCTTTCATTTACACCGCTAGGGCCAGAGTGAATAAGATCAAACAAGTTATCAATCTGATTCTTACCACGGTATAGTGACAATGAATAGATACCTTCTTCTCTCTCTTGTCCACATATACTGAACAGGTAAGGCTCTACCATAGCATACAATATAACAAGAGATATTACTTGATCCCAGCTTAAGTCTCTTACATCCACATGCACATGCAAGGAAGTCCTTTCGGAAAACCTTTTATCAGGTACACTTTCAAGATACTTATGCAAAGAATCAATACGTTTACAGGCAGCACTGCCACCTATAGGTCCACTGAAAACATATTCAACACCGTTATTTCTCAACGACCCATCACTTGTCATTCTCCATCCGGGTACATGGGCTGGGTTGTACATGTTTTCTATTTCAACTTCGAGACCTACCTTAGTATTAGATAGAAGCTCTCCGTTTTTAAGCTGAGGTTTAGAGTCCTCTCTGTGATTCCACAATGATTGAACTGTGATATCCATTTGGTATAATCCTCTTTAGACTAGGTATTACATGAATTAATTTATCACTGATAGATACTGATGTACCTTTAACTACACCAACTGCATTGTTACGATACATCAACAATGGTTTGGAGCAGAATGCAAAGTTACTAATACAGAAGTCAGATGATACAGCTCTTGCGATTTTCTCACCAGCGTCTACTAATTCAATAGCTTCAAAGAAATCAGTATACTTTGGGTTGAATATATCATACTCCAACTTACTGCTATAATACCTAGTAGACGGGCTTAGTTGTTCAATTAGCTCATCATCGTAGGTAGTTATATGTAAATTTTGAAGTCGAAGTCCCTTCTTCCATTGCCTTGCTGCACGTCTTGAGGTATAGCACACATGATCCTTTACATTTATCATGCCTAATGCAGGGAAGGACATCTTGAAATCGATACGTTTATTCCACAAAGGAAGTCTTATAACGTCTTGATTAGACTTCTTTACATAAGCGTACCCATCGCAAACTTCTAACAACCTTGCTGGGTAAAACCCTTCATCATCAGGCGACTTAACTTGGATAACAGTACCCTCGTAACTTGCAGAAATGTCACGCATGGTCATGTCACTGAAGATATTACTCATTAACTAGGTACCTCCAATTTAAGTTCATCAATAATATGCCATGCTAAACCCTGATCACTTTTGTTAATAGCTTTCTGGACAAGCTTAGGATCACATACTTTTATGTAATCTTTCAGTTTATCTAGGTTGCTAGTGGACCATAGGGTTGTATCATAGACCCAAGACATAAGCTCATCTGAGTTTAACCAGAAGTTACTTAGTGCTCGGTACTCTACACCGTATTCTTTCGGGCGCATTGTACCTGCTTTGCCATACAACTTACGTCTCTTCGCATCGGTATCTAACAGGATCGAAGGGACACCAAGGGTATAGTCCAACATCTTGACAAGAGACTCAGCACTTCCCAAGCATGGGTCATCATACCCAACATGAACATGACCACCAGCAGTCCTCAAGTTAACCTTAGACCCGTTAGGCCTCGGCATCTCACGGCCAGTCCAAGCGTTCCACTCAGAGCTGCAACCAAATTCCATAGCGTTAGGTCCATAACTCTCAAGCATACCTTTGTCAAAGACATAACTAGGAATGATGACTGGTTGTAAGTCATTGTTTTCTAACACATTTTTCAGAGAGGTCATAACAGCATTCATGTTCTCTACAAAATCGAAGCATGTATTAGCAGGGTTAATGTTAAATTCTGCCAGCACATTGTCTTCTTGTAGGCCACCATGAGACACTGGTCTCGGTCTCTCTTTACTACCACCAACTTTACCGATAGCAGATGTGATGTTACCTGATAGGTCTGCTACAAAAACCTCAGGGTCTGCACCCACTGTAACGTTTTCCAACTTAGATTCGTATAACATAGAGTAGTCCTCAGTTCTCTATAAGTGAAATGATTTGTTGCATTTGATCAGAAGTTATATGGCGATTAGGTAAACTAATATAACGTAAGTCACCGAACCTGTATACACTTTCTAGCCCTAGTATATCTTTAGCTACAGTTAGCATAAAGTTACCACGACGATAAGCACTAGCACCCTTCTTGGCAAAGAACCTACCCAAACATTCTGGGTTAGACTTTGGAGCACGATGGTACTTGTTAGTATCCCGGAACAATCCTTGTATACCCTTGAACAATTTGTCATCATACTCTTCATTGACTAAACGATTCAACAGGATCTTAAGGGTTCGTACTGTGGTATACTCAGGGTACAGTACGGTACTTTCGGCACAGCTAATAGGGTTAAACATATCTAGACGATAAGCTGTATCCTTTTCCTCTGAGCCTCTAAGTTCTGGATCAGAGGTAGCTTCACCGGACTCATAGTTGTGACTTAAGGTATTGTTAAGGCCCAACGCTAATACAAATGCAGTATCCTTCTGGGCTTTATGGTATCTAACGAGACGATCCCATTGCCTAACTATACCAGCTTGAAACTGTGGTAGTCTCAACAAGAATAGAACCAACATCATTCTATCTGCAGGTACATCAGACTTAACCCTGAACCCAGACTTGTAAGCCACTATGTTATTGGGCTTCCTGCTGTCCAATATACAATCACTAATGAACGGAAGACTCATTAGATAAGACCACCACCTAGATGCTGTAGACCAGTTCATCAATGGAGATAACCTTATATCTTCGATGTAGCATTCTGAATCTTCGCAGAATTGTTCACCAAAGAAAGGCTTGTACTTTATGTTATGAATCCGAATACCATACTCACGGTCTCTATGATCAAGTATGTTATTGATATGAGCAAAGCAAGCTCTATCATTAAACTTGAGAGTCCTTGAGTTATTAGTTACAACTTCAAATGATACACTCATTCTTTGTCCTCTTGGTTAAGTTCATTACACTTAATATAAATTGAAACGATTACTGCACCTATAAACAATAATATTATATCGCCCATTTGTCCATCACCTTTTCAACACGTAAAAAGAATTTAACAATATGAACACGTATCCTATCAAGGTCTTCGGCACTAGCTCTGCCTTGGTATCCATTGATGTGGTGTACGTAACGTGCAATAGCTGCACCTCTCAACTTGTTATCATCTATATCAGCAAAGTTAAACTCCATCGTTATAGTCCTCCGAGATATCCTTAAGGTCTACATAGACTGGGTTACGCTTTCCATCGGGAGACACTAGGGCTACAGTCTTATGCCCTTTGACCTTGAAGATACCGTTGGCTACTAAGGTTTCACCGTAAGGCAGTGAACGTTTACCTAGGTAGATACCACCAGATATACGTTGACCCTTAGGGTACCATGCAGTTACAACTTTCATCTCATTCTCATTGGTGCTGTGTATTACAGACCAAGTCTTCTCAACAACATTACTTGCTTTTACTCTTGTACCGTATTGCATTATGCTATCCTCGGTTTGCTTGTGGAGTCCATGGGGAGCCCATGGGGTGTCGGTTGCTTGTAAAAAACACCGGGCAATTATGCCCGTGTGTGTGTCGGTTATTACAATAAAAAAGAGGGCGATCTCTCCGATTAGGAAAGACCACCCTCAACGGGGGAAACTGGAGGTACGCACCCTGAACTAGCAGTACGCACCACAGACCGTTTAGAACGGTGAGTCAGAAGCCGTAGCAGGCTCGGACTCGATGTTGAGCTCGAGGAGCTTCGCAGTAAGTGCGTCTTGCTTAGACTGTTTAAGGTCAAAGCTAACCGCACGAACAGCAACAATCCGCGCATTAGTACCAGCTTTATATTTGGTACCATCTTTGCGCTGACCTGCAGGATAGTCACGAAGCTCAAATAATAAATGAGCAACGGCACCATTCTCCAAATCATCCTCGATATCATTACCCTCTGCGTCCTGAATAGACACAGGTGGTACATCGACATCCATTGCGCCATACTTGGCATTGGTGCTATACCAGAAGCCACCATCGTTGGCAGTCTTTAGACCTATTTCAGCCAGACCTTCACCACTAAGATGAGCTCCGTACTGCAGGCCAAACTTACCACGATATGCTCTACGAAGCTTGCACGCAGAGATAGTGACATTAGGTATAGCAACGGTTCTGACTTTAACTTTATCATTTGACATGATAGATTCCTCTTGGTTGAATTACACTAGGTTAGTGTATCCAAGAAGGATGCCAGACTCGCAGGCACCCCCAAGGATACCTTATACCAGCCGAAGGCTGGCTGTTACAACAACAAAATACGCTGTAACTATAATAGCCCCTGAAAGGATCCAAGGGCTACGAACTTACAACATAGATGATACAATGTGACCAGCTAAGGATACGATGAACAGTATCGACAAAGCAAGAAACACGTGACACTTTACCCGAGCACGCCTGTACCTTGACACATCTTCGGAGTATTGAAGGTCAAGTAACTTCGAGATTGGAGTAGCACCTCGACGTTTAGGCTTGAGATAATTAGAAAGAATCTCGAGAATACCAAACACGGCAACAGACCCAATGATGCCGAGAGCTGAGGCAGTTAATAAGATGCCCCACGGGTCAGATAATAGATGTTCCATAACAGTGCTCCATGCCCCCTAAGGGACTCTAATAAGTATGTGTACCCGCAGACTACTTCCGGATTCGAAAGGGTCTTACGGGCTCTCAGGGAGACCTAAGGCTAGTATGCCCTCGGTGCCCCTAGGACCCCCCGCTCTACCAGATATCTGGGAGATCTCTAGGGAATCCCATAAGGATCCGAAGGAGCCTCCATCTACAGGGTGCCACACAGGAACCTCGGGGGATCTCTGAGGGGGGTATGGATTGTATATAGGGTACTGTATATCTGGGGGGTTATACTATGTACTCCCTAAAGACCCATTAGTCACCATTATAGTACCTTATAGAGAGAGAGTATACGTAGGAAACACTTTAGCAGGTGTAAGCTTACCCGACAGTAGCTTATGAGCTCCTTTATGGAGTTAGATTGGTATCCTTAAGGTACCCACAAGATATGGTAGCTTAAGGTACGAGGGGGCCTTAAGACTTTAGGGACCCTTGAGGTCCTTATCGACAATACAGATATCTATGTGTAGAGGTATTAGCCCCTCCCCCTAAGGGGCTATGGGGATCCTCGACACGGTAGGAACCCTTAGAGGTAATACTATAGATTATATTCCTATGGTACTACTCTCTCTGGTAAACTTTAAGGTCTGGGAGGACTACAAATGGATAACAAGAGGAAGCTAGCGTTAGCTAAAGAAGCCCAAAGGCGTAAGAAGCTGACGGAGTACCAAGAGAACTTTGAGCTATTCTCTAAAGATCAGATTAAGATATTGACTAAAGATAGCTCTAAGGGTTTTGTACCCTTCGAGTTCAATGATGCTCAGAAGATAGTTAATAAAAAGATTAATAAGCAACTTGAGGAAACAGGCCGTGTCAGGGCCATAGTCCTTAAGGGCAGACAGATGGGACTATCGACCTTTGCGACTGCAAGGGTTTTCTGGAAGTCCTACTTCAATGCGTACAATAAATCAGTTGTTATGGCCCATGACTCAGCCACATCTGATGCACTCTTCACTATGTCAAGGAATACTATTTCTAACATGCCCGAAGAGTTTAGACCAGTGTTTAAGAAGTCTAATGCCAAAGAGATTCTATTCGATCACAATGATTCCGGATACAGACTCTACACGGCAGGATCCCCTGAAGCTGGTCGAGGTACTACTCCAACCATTGCACACCTATCTGAGGTGGCATTCTGGACCCATGATGAAAAGATCCTTGCAGGTCTCTTTCAGGGTATATCAGAAGCAGATGGTACGGAAGTAATACTTGAGTCTACCGCTAATGGCGTTGGTAACGAGTTCCATAGATTATGGAAAGGTGCAGTAAATGGAGAGAATGACTACCTCCCTATATTTGTACCGTGGTTCTTGATGCCGGAATATAGACGAACAGTCTTAGAACCCGAAGCATTCTCAGAGACCCTCACAGAAGATGAAGTTAAGATACAAGAACAATATGATCTTGACTTAGAACAAATCTACTGGAGAAGGCTCAAGATAGCAGAAGGTGGCCTTAGTAAGTTCCGACAAGAATACCCATTGAGCCCTGAGGAAGCCTTTCAGACTTCTGGTGCCAATGTGTTTAATGTGGAAAAACTACAATCCCTAGTACCTTCAGCG